CTCATACTGAGTTGGTTTCTTGCTATTACCCATGAGCATGTTGATTCTGTCGCCGCTGTGCTTGGCCAGCTGCACCACACCATTCTCATAAGCCGCCGCCCATCCCAGGCGCATTTCATTCCACGTAACACTCAACTGCATCATGGCTTGGTTACGCTTGAGTTCGGCTTCTCTGGCAGTTTGGACTCCGGTGTCACCACCGAATATTGGGGGGAGAATGCCCACAATCTGCCGTGCTTCTTCCCTGATCTGCTCGGCATATTTGGCCATCATTGGTTCGGGCTTGGCAAGTTGGAGCGTTTGCATGGACTTGCTGATGTCCTGCCCAGCGCTGGCCTTGGCGGGAATGAATTCCATTGGCGTGGCGGAATATTTGCGCAGCGCCTCGATATCGAAAACCTGCGGGTCCACCACGGTGAGCGGAATCGCCCTCTCGATCCACTCGATCATAATATTCGCGGAATCGTTAATCACATCCTGCGGGCCAAGGTAGTCCTCGCACAATGGATTGGCGTAGATGTATTCGCTGGTTTCCGGCTTCACCATCGTCCACACTTCATCAATGGATTCGTGTTCCAGCTGGACTAACTTTCCAGCAACATAGGTGGCTTTAATCCCAGTTGGGTAGTTCTCCTTCAGCAAATTCTTCAACTCCCCATTCTGGTCCTGCTGGTCGGTGATCATTCCATACATCGCAGGACGGAGCCAGAAGCGCTGATACAACCAACGGTTACCACGAGAGAACAGCAACGAATTCGGCCCACTCGCAATGTCACGTGTGATCCTGCCCATGTTGCTGGCCGCTAATTGCTTGTCCGTTGCCGGGTCATTCTTCAACATATCCCGCAGTTTGGGATAAGCGCGGATCAAATTGGCCTTGTGCTCGTCAAACTCATACCACAACCAAGGAGTGTCTTTGAGGTCTTTGGAATAGAATGGAACAGTTACTTCCATCACACTGGCAATGTGCAACTCCACGCTACCATTGGGGTATTGGGTGGTGCCGGTTTCCTGTGGCACCTGCGCAGTGGGGGGTTCGGTCATTGTGGTGGGACCGCCACAGGATGGGCACAATTGCGACTGGCTTTGGTTGTTTTCGTCACTGGAGTCCATTGGAGTTTCCATCCCGCACGAAAGGCATTTTCTCGATGGCTGACCAATGGGCTGCTCGCCCAGATCCAATTGCGGCTCCTCGGTGAATCCATATCTATCACCATTGGCAACGTAGGGGGTGTAGAGAAAAGTGGTACCGTCTTTCCACAACCTCAGCGCTAGTTCCCGCTGAATACGCTCGACTTCCCAATGCGATTCCAGCAACCCGGCGATATCATCCGCGCGGCGAGCCATGCGGACATTTCTATCATCCGTGGGACGATCCGCAACTGCCTTGACATTCGGCGCACGTTGGCCAAGGACAGAAATAAACTTCCTCCCATCACCACGAACATGGTTGATGACATAATCATACGCCCTACTGACATCCTGCCCACCAGCTTGGGAGGACAAAATACTGCCGCTTACCGCGCTAAAGTCCACCACTTGGCCCTGGATGATGACCGGGTATAAAAATTGCTTCCCCTCCCAATAAAGGTGGTTGCGGCGCACGTTCGCCAGCTGCACCACTTTCTCCCTATCCACATCGCCTTGGATGAATTCATTCGTGAGCGTGTCCATGCACTGACGGAGTTTGTCCATCATCTGGTCATCGCTCAGTCCCGGCTGTCCTGGTCCCAGTGGAATCGCCATTAGACGTTACTCCCAAGTTCCCCGCGAGGGTCCATCTCCGCAACCGCTGCGGCTTTTTTCATTTGTGCTTCCCGCCATGCTAGGATCTCCCGTTCGGCTTCTTCGGTCTTCTCCCGCACAATGTCCCGCGCTTGGCGCTTCATCTTCCCAACCGGTGCGGGCATTGGAATATCCGGTGCTAACATTGCTGATTCAACCGGCGAGTAAATCGGCTCTCGCATGAACTTCACCGCCAACCAATCAGCCACTCGCGTGACTGAGCGAATTTCATTTTCCCTAGCAAGCACTAGCTGGGATTTCAGCTGAGAAATTTCTTCTTTCAGCCGCAGATTCTCATCTCTCACCGCTTGGCGTTCGCCGCGCTCCGCCCAGGCAGGGCACTCTCCCCAATGAAACACCATCCCTAGCGTCCTCCAGGTCCAATGCTCAAAGGACTGCCACAGTGTGGACAAACCGCACCTCCACTTGGAGCTGGCATATCATCCGCATCCGGCTCACCGTGCTCCATCATTGGCACTCCAGGGGCTTTGCCACTTGGTCTGCCCTTGCCTAAACGTGGCGGCTGTGATGCACCTCGGGGAGGTTTTCCCAACCCAATGATAACAATGTGTCCTTTTGGCATAATAATTAATCCTCGTCGTCTTCCCACTCTGGTTGGTCGATAGGTTTCCAGGCGGAACAACAACCCATAGCTTGTATGTAACCGCTGACTATCTCGCACTTGCTCTTGCCATCAAATTCCTCGCACCTGTGACAACCAAACGGCTCACCATTGGGATTTTCAGTGTAACCACTTTCCAACTTGGTCAACGATCCCTGGGGAGATGGTCCGGTTCCCGGCTTCCCCCACATCCAATACCCACAGCTGGCAGTGCCGAGAATCCGGTCGTTCTTTCCATGCGCGGAGCAACGTTCAGTTGTGGGTTGCCACATCCAACACTGATCGCACTGATAACGCCCTTTGGCCTCGGGCTTGAACACATAAAGTGCTTGGTCTTTGCTCAACTTCTCCCTTTCCGGCGGTTTGCTGATCACAACGTTAACTCCCTTTAGTTAGTTTGGGCCAGTCTCCTACGACCCCTGCTACTGCGACCGATGGTGAAGCCTTTGTTTGGATTGGCGCTTTTCCACTCTCTCTCCGCTACATCTTCCACCCAGAACTTTCCGCTGGAGTTGCGAATGTCCGGATTGGACTGCTCGGCAATAGCCAATCTCCGTTCAATGAATTCCGCCAATGGCAGGCGTTCTTCTTCCCACTTCACGCCGAATAGGTTATACCGGAGGGCGTCCGCGCAATCATCCGCGACCAGTTCCGTTTTCAGCACATCCTCCGTGCCTTCCTTGTGCACCAACGTTGGAATAGCGTCTATAATCACCGGGCAGTCGGTTGTGATCAACAACCTTGGAAGGGTGCCTTCGTTCTTCGGGTCCTTGAAGCTATCCTGGTAGCGGAAGTACATCTCCGCGCCGTGTTTGGTCAGCAATTCCTGTGCGTAGTCTGGGTCGTAATTCTGCATGTTCGGCTTCGCCACCGATTGAAACCGCATCAACGAATGCATCCACTGCCAACCATCCACGCGCTGGTTGCGGGCGCGGCGGATCACAATTCCCGCCTTCCGCTGCCACTCAGCCACACGCTCCAACGCACCTAACTTGTCTCCTTCCAATCCCAGATCCTCTGGAGTGAATATGCGCGCGGAGTCCGGTCCCAACACCTTGTTGATTCCCTGTTGAATCTGGTAGGCAACGGTTCGCTCGTCTTTGTAATTACCGACCGCTTCCGGCGACATCCACAAGTTGATCGGAGCGCCAAGGGAGAATAGTTCCTTGGCAGTTAGCTTGGCAATCTCCGCTCCGATGTATTCGGGATCGGCTTTTTGGAAAATCTTCTCCCGGTAAACAATTATCTGCCTACTAGGAGTGTAGCAACTCCAATAAACTGCGGTGGCATGTTGGTAGCCCCAATCGACTCCAATTGTCCTGGGCCACCAGCTCATCAACGGATACTCACCGGGGTCAATAACATGGCGAGCGTTGGGGGGTTCGGTGCCGATGGGACCGTTGGGGCGAAATTGACTGAAGAACGCGCCGCTGAGTGCTTCCCAATCTCCATCCAACCAAGCGCGGCGTTGGGCATCTGGTAATTCCATCAACATGCCGATGTAGCTGGCGTTGTCCTTGAGGAATGGATTATCGGTCACCTTAGCCGGAATATAAACCCTAGTCACTCCGCTGTCTGGGTCGCGGTAGATTTCATTTGGCGCAACCGGTGGGGTGACCAAATTCCCTCTTCTGTCTTTGATCTTCACATACCGGTTCTTGACCCAGGCACTCCCAGGTCCGCCTGGGTTGCAGGTGATTAGAATCTGCTCTTTCAACACCCCACATCTGCAATAGCCCTTTCTACAATTGTTATAACAAACCATCGTAGACCGGCAGGAACCGCGAATCTTCAGAAACAACAGCTCATCCGGAATCTGCGTTAGCTCCTCAATCACCATGCGCTGGAATTCCTGCCCCATGTATTTCTCATAGGCATCTTCATCCGCCATGTGACCGAGGATGATCTTCGCACCAGATGGGAATTCAATCGTCGGTGGACGGTCAATGATTTTCGCCCCCATTGGTCCGTATAATTGTCTCGCACGATCCACCCAGTCGTGGAGG